ACTCCCTCGCCTGTGCGGATGGGATTGTGGTAATCCTCCTCTCCGTTCGGTCCGGTGACGGTCGGAAGGTCAAGCATCACAGCGGAGGACTGTACGGCCTCGAGCCATTCCACCTGCCGGCTGTATTGCTTCTCATACTTCTCCCAGCTCATCCGTGAGGGCAGACTGAGCACCATCCTGTAGAGCGCTATATCCGTCAGGCATCCGACGAGTGCCATGTTTCTCTCATCTCCTTCTCTTGCGAAAGCGGCGTTCACGTCATACCTTGCCCTCAGATACCCGGCTGCAAAGTCCATAGCGAACTTCTCCGCCGCTTCCCGGTTCTCCGGCTTGCTCTGCTGGACGATATCCAGGGCACTCTCTCCGATATTGATATAATCCTGTTCCGTGATATACATAGTGATATATTTAAATGATTACCATCTTTTCTGGGGTGGCTCCCTGACCCCAAGACGAGGTGGCAGTATATCCTGCCGTACCTGTTTCTGTAGCTTGTAGATCGCACCCTCATCCGCATCCGGAGAATCGTCATGCGCCCGGCTTCCCTGTTCGAAGGAGAGTGTCTGGTCAATGGATGTCTTCATGTCGGCATCATCCTTGTACTTGATATTGTACCACACGAATCCCCTTTCCCACAAGGGTGATATGGCTTCGATACGTGCGAACTTGTCGGGCTTCTTGCGGGTGTCCGGCATGATGGGCAGCTGGTATCCTCTCAGATCTCCTTCCCGCTGGAACTCGTCGAGTATGGTATCCTGCATGAAGTTGGCCTCCATATAGAAGGATACGGCACAGTCCTCCGGAAGTGATTCGT